TCTAAAAAATTTACCACCTATATAATTATTATAATATTTATGATTGTCTGAACCTTCAACACAATCAGTTAAAACATTATACTTAACTTGATAAGCTAACTCATAATATTTTAAACTTCTTTTGTTTTTAAATTCATCAATCACTTCAAACTTAAAATGTTTCTTACCTAGTTTTTTTATATCTTCTTTTAAATATTTTGAAGAACCCATGTAAGATTGCCATTTTGATTCTCTTTTTGATTTTCCAATAAAGTATTGTTTGCATCCTATATATTTCTTATCTGTTTTTAAATTAGTTATTATATAAACAAAGCCAAACTGTTCAAGAACAGGAACAAAAGGTTTACCTGTTTTAAAATTTAACCAATGACTCACCAATCTGTAGTCTCCTCTACGTTAGGTTGCTTACCTACTTGTGTAAGATATCTAGTATTTTTTGCATACTTAAAAGCACGTAGTCCTTGACCTTGGTTAGCATCACTCCAACAGCTACGCTTATGTGCACAATACAAGCAACCAATAGCAAGCTTACGATTACCACTAAGCCCATCAGGTATATCACTATAACACCTGTCTGGTGGAGTAGTTTTATCCATAGCTCCTTTAAGATATTCAATTCTTTCTTTAGCATTAATCATTTCCAATGAGTGAACAGGAGTTAAACATAAAGTACCATGCTGTTTATCTATAACAAGAAAAGCAGCTTCATCTACACCATTACCTTCAGCATAAGCAGAGATCTGTGCTATGTAACCAAAAGGATCATCCTCATGTAGTTTATTATTAGCAAACTTCTCAAAGCTTCTGCCTGACGCACTCTTACAATCAACAAGTACACCATCTATTACACAATCTTGGTGTCCTTTTATTCCATTAACATAAACTGTTTTTTGTAAGTCAGTTACTTCATGCCCTGCTATACGTGATAATAAAATAAGTAAGTCTTCTAGTAAATGACCATATAAAAACTTAATACGTACATTAGAAGCTAAAGGTTTTAGTTCTTCTGTAGTATTTTTATCATACCATAATTGTCTAGCAGGTTTACCTATAGCAGACAGTCTTAGGTTACGTCTCTCCATAGGTTTTTCATTAAGGATATTTTTCATAGTCTCTTTAATACTATTTGTAAAAGAGTCTAGATGTTTATCTAATTCTTCTTCACTTAATTCTAAATCTTTTTCAGGTTCAAATAAATTATATATATCTTGTACTAAAGTATCTATTGTTTTCATATAAATAATAGGGAGATACTCGTTCAGTAGTACCTCCCTATCCTTTCATGGTTGGTTAAGAAGCGAAGGATAATTCCTCATCTGAATCTTCAGTTACAAATCCATCAGGAACAACTTCAAAAGCTTCGTCTGCATCAGCATTCATGTTATAAGGTATCAAGTTAGTTACCTGTATAGCACGTAAGTCAGCAGCGACTCCAGAACGACCTTTGAACTCCCACTCATATGTACTGTAGAGTACATTTACTTCTGAACCATTACCAATTAGAGTGTCAGCAATGTTTTTCTTAGCAGCATCAACCACTTCAGGTTGCTTGTTTAAGTTACCATCTTTACGTCTTACTTTTCTTTTAACAGTAACAAAGTTATTACGATCATCACCTTTATTCTTTATAGCTAGACCAGATTCTTTAGCTGCATTCATATTCTTCTCGTCTAAGTTACCTACATCTACAGACCATACTCCATCTGAATCAAACGTAGTGTTAGGGCTAACGATTGAAGCCCAATGTGCTGTTCCTTTTAGTACACTCATGTGTATCTCCTTTTTATTATTATTAATAACAGAATTATGACATACCTTTAAAATATTGTCAAGGGTTTTTTTCATAATAAATGTTTTATTTAAGTTAAGTATTAAACTCATCTCTATTCTTGAGATAAGGTCTTGTTTTCCTTGATGTTTTCTCCCCCATGTTTTGTACTCAGCATCCCTATAACTTTCTACTCTAGTGTCTTTATCTACAACTTTGTCAGTTAATTCTACTAACTCTTTTGCTTCACACACTACATAGTCATGCTCTCTTTCAAACACAAAGTAATCACAGTCGCCATACAGCCAACCTTTATTACCCATTGTATTTAAAAACTCAACTACAATCCATGAGTCATCAAAAACTCTTTGTTTGTTTCCAGTTCTTCTAGCCTTTACATCTACACTAATTGTTAATCCTTCATATGTAAGATATAAATCTATATGTTTATTTATATTTTCTTCGTCACTAGCTATTGCAACTGTATAACCATGTGATTTAGCTGACTGTATAAATTCATTCTCTACCTTTATACCTCGCTTAATATAATCAGCATGATCTTTTCTTCCTTTAAACTCTTTTACTAATGTGTCTGTGCCCATGTCTTTCCTACCTTCCATGTGTTATCAAGAGGACACTTCATTTGTAGCTGTCTCTCTGTATCTTTCATAGCATCTTTAGTTATCTGTCCAAACTTATTTACATCTTTAGTTAGAACTTCAAACTGATACTCATCATGGATACTAGCTACAAGTTTAGCATCAACACCTGTTCTGTTAATACGTTTAATTATATTGATAAGCCACAGCTTACAAACAACTGCACCTGCTCCTTGTAATAAAGTATTTAATGCACTATGTGCACTACGTATATATAACTGTCTGCCATCAATGCCTTTAATCTTTCCTCTAGCTGATGCCTTTACGACAGCATCACGTACTCTTTTTAATGCTGGCATACTAGATAAGAACTTATTAATTAATTGTTGTCCTTCCTTAGCACCTGCACCTACTATCTGACCTATCTTAGAAGCACCTGCACCATACATAAACGCATAGATAAAGGTCTTTGCCTGGTCTCTGTCAGTTAATCCTGCCATCTTCATGTTGTGTGTATGTATATCACCAGTCAATAATATATCTGTAAAGGTAGTATCATTCATAAGGTGAGCCAAACATCTTAACTCTAGTCCACTTGCATCAGTACCTACAATAGAATGTGTATGTGGATTACTTACTGTCCAACAATCTCTGCACTCCTTACCATAGGGTGAACGTACAGCAGGTATCTGTGCCATGTTAGGAGAGTTGTGAGACATACGACCAGTAATAGTTTTAAGAGTCATCACTCTACCATGTACTCTACCATCCTTATCATCACATGCTTTTATCCATGACTTGATCTGTGCTATACGTTTCTGTAATAGAAAGAACCTTGAGAACTTCCTAGCTTCAGGTAAGTTAATGGTATCTAGTACAGCTTCATTAATAATTATGTTACCTTTGTCTGTATGTTGTTTAGGTTTCCATCCTAACTTCATTAGTCTATCTGCTATCTGTTGTCTTGATCCTATATTAAATGGTATGTATTTTGTTTTAGTCTTTAACTCTACTACTGTAGGATCAAAGTTATCTACTGACCATTTCTCTAGGTTATCTGCTTCATCTTTTAATAAGTTGTATAGGCTCATAGCTTTCTGCATATCAATAGCAAAGCCATTACGTTCTTGTTGGTCTATGATAACTCTTACCTCATGCTCTAGTCTAATAGAAGAACGAGAAAAACCTCTGCCTTCTTGCTCAAGAACTTTAAATACTTTATGAGTTATATTAACATCTTGTTTACAATACTCTAGCATATGAGGTGTGTAAACTTCAAACGTATCTACATCTCCTTTAGGCATAGCTAACCTCTTACCCCATGCTCCTAAGCCATGACCCTCACGTATAGGATTAAACAACTGTGATAGTACAAGAGTATCTATAATCTGACTAGGTTTAATATTAGTACCTAACAATCTATTACACACAGGTGCATCAAAAGATAAACCATTGTGCATAATAAATTGTTTGACACCTTGTGCCCAAGACTTAAACTCATGTACTTTATCAGGAGGGAAAGGGTAAACCCTCCCTGAGTCTATATCTTTAGCCACAATACAATGAACCTTAGTTGCATCTAAGCTGTCTGTTTCTATATCAACTATTGCTCTCATTAATTTTCCAATCTTCCCAATACTCATTATATAATATC